TTGTGGCTGTAGTGCGGATGATGTTTTGCAGCATGGACGCCATCTCCAGAGCGCCAGCATCGTTTTCGTAGTAAAGGGCGGTGCAACTGCCTGTGTAGTTTTGGCGCCCGTAGACGAATTTTTGTGCTGTGTCGCCTGTGGTGGTGACGTTCAGGGTTTCAACGCTGGCGTTAATGCTCCAGTCCCGGACCTTGGCGACTTGCGTGCCGCCCACAAACAGGGAACCGTTGGCGCCTGTGTAGTAAGTGGCCATTACGCGGTAACCCCCAAGAGTTCAACGGAAACGGATTGGTAGCCAGGTGGACCGTAAGTGACCTGGGGAGGACCAGCGTAACGCCAAGCGTTCGTTGCCTCGTTGGTGTAATTGTAGCTAGCCATGCCAGCGAAGACCTCGGCAGGTAGCGCGAAGGTGCCGTAGGTGGTTCCGTTGGCGGCGTAGTGATCGGTAATCGACTTGCCCACAACCTCTGTCACATTGTTAAACACAAGACTGAGCTGTTGACCGACAGTGCGCGTGCCGTGTACGAAACGAATTTCTACGCCGTCCAACGCTTGGTAGACAGTTTGTGGCCTACTGCCTGGTGTCCATACCCTGGAAGAGGGCCTTACGGAAGGGAATGTCGTCATACCTCTACATCAAAACTGCCGCTAAGGACACTGGTTGAAATAATGCTAACCCCTGATCCATTCAGGGGGAAATACGTTGCATTGACTGTGGTTATGCCAGTGGTGGTATCCATTTCAAGACTTTCGACCAAGTAATGGTTTGTCTCTATGCGGTTTGTCCCGCTGCTGTCTTCGCGCTTTATTGAGACAGCGATGAGATCTAGAGGTTTGTAACCTTCAATCAAGTCGTTCGGGTTTTGTGTTGTCTGGAAGCTAATTCTGTGCGTTGAGTACCTGCGGGTGGCAAGTAGATACTTAGCGTACAAAATAGCGTGGTCATCGTTTGTGCAGAACTCAGTTAAATCGTAAGTCTCCTCGGGAGATGTTTTGGCGTAATCCGTGTAGCGAACTTTTGCTGTGGTGGGCACTTCAACGTAGAAACGGCTTGTGCGCTTGTAGATGACCACAACTCGGATAGGAAGTCTGTCTGCGGTAGATGTATAAGTTTTGCTGTACGAGCCAGCGATTATGGTTCCTTCTGTTGAATTGGCGCTAACGCTTAAGTCTGTAAATGTAGTTACAGGGGTGAGTGCTGCAGAACTGATTTGGCCTGAGTCAGTAAGTGGCAGTAACGGGCGCAGCCTAAAGATACCGTTAAACACAAAAAACTTACACAAGAACATAGGCGCTATCTCTTGCGTCCATGATGTAAAGTTAACTGAGTCGCTGATTACGCCATCGTAATTCAGTTTGTATATATCGTGGAAAAGAGCCGCTGTCGCAATATCGGAATACAACATCGCTTGATAGTTAATTGCCTGCAAATATCTACCGCTGTTTTGGATGTAGTACAGCATTAAATCGCCTATGCGATTGCTGGAAGCGGAGCTAAAAGTAAAACCGCCTGGATTGGAGATCGAGGGGTTAACAAAACGCCACTGCTCAACGGCAATACCGTTAGATACGAAAACAAATAGCTGCTTTATTTCTGCCGGAGGACTGTAAAATCTATCGACATCGTACAAGTTTCCTTGGATGCTTAGTAGTGTCATATCCACGTAACTTGCTTTTCTGTCAACACTAGTGGGGAAATTATTTTCCTGTTCTACCTCAAACAGAATAGACGCGGGTACATTGTCATTGAGACTGGCGATTGCGGTAATTCTTAAAGAATATGTGTACGATCCAGTGGGAGGATTATCGACAAATGAGGTTGGGGTAACGTCATCTGATGGCGTAGTGAACGTGCCAACGGTCGTGGAGGTACCGGTGTTGTTGTCAAGTCTGTCTACTGTTATTGTGAATTCCGTAAAATTAGGAGGTAAGAAGTACGAACGGGGTCTTTCTGGTATGGCTTGTATTGTTACTTTTGTGGCGTACTGATCAACAGTCTGAAATCGGATGCTGGTTTCTTTTACAACGGCCGAAGCGTTTACATCTGGAACCAGTGCATCAACAAGAAACTTGAATTTGTTATGGACGCAACCTGTTGCAAAACCAGCAATGGGACAAACAGTATCGTCCGAAGTGTAGTGGCCTGTTAGCGTTAAAGATGTAGTGGCGTATTCTTCTACGCTCAACAAATTATTCTTTCCTAAGAAGTAATCTTTTTTGGACGGAGGCAGGGTTACGGAACCGCTGCTGACCAAGTAAATGAACGTCTGGTCAAAGTTTTCCGAGGCTGTGTCAATCAAGACTGGAGCAACCCAAGCTCCGCCGTTGCCGTCAGATCTTTTGCAGAAAACAAGCGGAATAACGTCACCTGTTTCGGCGTATTCTTGCGTCTTATCTAACTTTGCGTATGCGTTAAGGTTTAGTGCTTTGCGCTCGTTTTTGCGCCTTTGTGTGGATACGGCTTCCGTGGGGCGTTGGGCGCCTTGGTTCGCAATCCGCCGATGCCTCGGTGTGAACAGGCGCATTGAATACTGGCGATTTACCCTGCTCATGGTCAGTTCCTAGTGGAGAGAGGACCGAGAATAGTCCAAGGAATACGGCGCCAAGGTAGATCGGCGTTTACACTATTGTCGTATTGCCCCACGCGAATAGTTATAGTTGAGAAGTCTGCTTCCGCATCAATAATGTTGCCCACGGACACCGCATACACCAAGTCAACATCTAGGACAGGTGTGTCTATGTTGTTCTCTAGCAGTTGTGTGAATAATATGACCTCGTAGCGACCGAGAATTGCGGTGTCTAAGAAGTCGTAAATCGCGCCAGTGGCCGCAAAGGTAACGTCAAAACTATTGATCGCAGAGTTAGAGTCTGAAATAACAGTAGATACAGTAAAGGGTCTGTACTCAGCGTCCTCGTCTAGGTACGGTATTGTGTTCGGGGAGTAGTTTTGGTAAGCAGCTATAGCGGGGGTTGGCGGTGTGTACGTTTCCGGGTAGAAGAAAAGTACAGAGTAAATACCTCTTACAGTCATCAGCCGAGCCCCACCCCACGGCGTGTGCTACCGCTGGCACCTAAGGCTTCTAAAGCCATTTGGGCGCCACGGCGGCTGGCGTTTTCCATGCCTGCTACGAAGTCACTTTGACTGACGTAGGTTTTGCCGTCCATGTTGATGACCGGACCTGTCGTCACGTTAATCATAGGATTGATGCTTGCGGGATCCTTACCCTTAGGCGGTGTGATAGTTGTACGACGATACGTGCTTCCGCGTGTTGCAGCACTGCCGCCAGAGTACCTACCCGTTGTTCCCATGAGATCCGCTGTTTCAGACTGACTAAATCCGACAGAATCTGATGGTGACAGGTCTGTTTGCTGCCCTGAGGCGTAACGCCCCATCGCAGAACTCAGCCTCGTTCCGGTCGTGCCGTCTTCGGATTCAGCGGAAAGGCGCTCTTGGTACAGTTTTGCTTGATGTGCAGCTCTAGTGGCAGCGTTTGCGTAAGGGCCGATTCCCTGTTGCCGCATTTCTTCATCTGTGTAAGTAGCTACCTGCGTGCTTGTGCGACCTAGCGTGTTAATTTCAGCCTGTACATCTTCCAGTGTGCGGATATTATTAGCGGCTTGGGCTACAGCGCCAGCCGCATTTTGCATATTTACCGCGTACTGTCCAGCTGCTGCAGCAGCTTGTTGTGTGCCAGCAGTTAAAAGTTGTGTCTGATGGTTAGCTTGGGCTTGTGCTACAGAACTTTCATAAGTAGCTAGCGCCGCTTTCTTCTGAGCGTCGGCCACAGTTTTTGTAGCACGCAAGGTGTCTTCTACTATGCGTAAAGATGACAGTTGAGCGTCTAAAGCTTCGTAGTGGTTTTGAGTAACTACTCCCTGAGCTTCAGCAAGTTTTACAACAGCTTTGTATTCTTGAACTTTACTTAAAGCCGTGTTGTACGCTATCTGTTGACGTTTGATTTCTGCATCAATTTGAGCGATCGTTGACTCATAAGTAAGTCGCGCGTTTTCAATCTCTATATCGCGTAACTTTAGCAAAATGGCTTTTCTCTCCTCTTCTGTTGTTGTCTGCTGTAACTTTATGCGAAGTAAGTCGGCAGCAGCGTTATTTATAGTAATGTTCGCTTGATTTATGCTTTGTGTTACGTTTAAATTATTATTTAAAGAAGCTAGTTGTTCTTGGGCGGCAAGCGCAGCACGCTGAGACTCTCTGGCAAGCTCAGCTGCATATGCGGCTACTTGTTGTTCTCGGCGTTCTAAGTCGACTGTGTATGTGGTGTGGTCAAGGCGAGCGGCAGCGGCTATTTTTGTTTGCTCTGCGGTAAGTTTTGTTACTTCAAGATTACGAGCGGCAACCGGTTCCTGGTCGATGATTGCCTGTAGTTCTGCTTTTTTCTCATCGGTCAAGCTGTATGCACGACCGAGTTTCTCCCATTCCTGCTTAGCTGCAAAAGCGGCAGCACTTGCCCTCTCTTTTTCGGCAGCTGCGATAGATACCGAATTCTCTGCTTGTAGGCTAGCGTTCTGCTCATCAATTTGAGCTAGCTCGATCTTACTTGCTGCTTGTTTATCTATAAGTGCAGAAGTTTCATTTAGAGAAAGAGCATACTTCTGCTGTGACTGCAGACGAGATACTTCAACATCTACTAGCTCTTTACTGAGCTGCAGCTCAGACTGCACCAAGCTTACGGTTTGTTCGCGGTACGCGCTTTGTATTCTTATCCGCGATTCTTCAGCTATAAGAGTCGCTTTAATTACACCTAAAGCTTTTTCTAGTTCTAGCCGTTCTCGTTGACGCGCAGCTTCGCGGTTAATAGCTCGCTCTTCGATAGCAGCCTCAGCGAGTATCTGTTTTTCAAGTAGTGATATATCTTGGCCTCTAAATTTTAACCGGGCTTCAGCAATCTTATCTTGTGTTTTTCCGCGCAACTCCTCAATCTTGGCTTGGCGATCCAGCTCGTTGTTTTGGATCTTAGCTTCCGCAGTAGTTCCTATATTACGGCGCTTGTCTATTTCTTCGAGCTTCAAGCTACGGGATATTTGTTTACTGTATGCGTCGGTCTGACGCTCTATTTCTGCTCTGAGTTGTTCTTGATTTTCAGCTATTTTAGGTAAACGCTTTTCAATCTCTGCCCATAGTCTGTTCGCTATTGCGATGCCGGGGATATACTTATTCATTAGTTGAATAAGTATATTCATACCTTGTACAGCCTTTGCAATGCCCTGCAAAATTACTGCAAATGCGCTTACAAATGGGCGTCCCAGCAAGCTGAGAAGGCCAGAAACAGCGCCAACAACTTCATTCCAGGCAGTATTTAGGGCACTTACGGCTTGTTCGGTGGCGGAGGTTGCTTCGGGCAAGAGGCCTGTCTGGAGTGCAACTTGCCTGCTGATTTCGGCGCGGGCGGCGTCGGCTTGGCCGGCTTTGATCAGACGCTCGACAGTAATATCGAGATCGGCGTTCACTGCAACTACACTGTCTCGCAGTGTGTCGAGGTTCAAGGTTTTTGTTGCTTTTCCAATATCGTTAACTCGTGTAATGGCATCTTCTAGCTGTTGACCGATAGCCGAGCCGAGGATTTGCCCCCCAAAACCTTGACCAAAGAATGAACCAATCAAACCACCAGCAACCTGTCCGGCCCCACCGCCAAACAGCAGTGGGAAGCCGGCACCAAGGGCTAAGTTTTCGGCTGTAGCAGCCGGGTTAAACGCTAAACCTCCTCCTGCGGGTTTTCTACCCTGTTCGGTGAAACCTGCTGGTAATCGCGGCCCTTGTACGCCTACTCCCGCATCGCGCGTGGCGATAATGCGTTGTTGGGCTATTTCTTGCTCTTTAATTAGTTTATTTAAACGTTCTTGGACGGCTACTTGGTTACGCTTAGCTGTTACTAGATCTTGGACAGCCTTAAGTTCTTCTTGAGAGCCCAAGGCCGCTTTATTTATATTTTGCCATGCTTTTTGTAGTTGTGTGTTGTACGTGTTTATGTTTTGGACATTGAAACCCTGCTCAATTTTCTTAGTGTTGAGTAAATCTACTGTTTTGCTTACTTGGTTTAAGGATTTCTGCAGTGTGCCAAGCTGGCCAATGCCTACAACGCCTATTTGGATTTCTGCGCGGTAGGAGGCCACAGCAAGATCGAAACTTGTGGTACTTCAGTTTACGAGGTAAATGCCGCCGGGTTAGCGGCGGCCG